CTTCGACAACAAGGCCAAGATTCAAGAGAAGGCCACCAGCAAGGGTGGCGGCTCCGACATGGAGGAATTCATGGCGCTGGAGCAACTCAAGCAGCAAGAGGAACACTTGCGCGAGTCTATGGTCTACGCGGGTAGGGCAGGCATGTGGGATGACTGGGTTAAGTTCCAAGCCCAAGCTGCTCGACGCAGGCGTGAGCAAAAGGAAGCCGCTGCCAGAGCCATCATTGTGCGCAAGGCAAAGATGGAGCAGTTGATTGAGTACATCGCGGTGGGCATCGCCACTGTAATCTTGGCCGCGCTTATGATCTACGGCATTTTCATTTACATGGCCTACATCAAGAAATGAGCGACAAGCCCGAAAGCATTGTGGACAAGGTGCTGGCGTATGTAGACAGCCCGTTCAAGTTGTTCGCCGTTTTGCTGATGGGCTTTGTGGCCTTTGCTGGCTATTTCCTTTGGCAGAACCAAGACTTTATGCGTGACGCATACAAGGAGTCCAAGAAGCTGCCTGAGATCAACACGACAAGGGCTGATGACGCCAGCGCCATGCTGTTCAAGAAGACAGGTGCTACCGTGGTGGCCGTCTTTAAAGTCAATCCACTGTTTGGTAGCAGGGTGCTATACAAGGCGTACACCAAGGAAGGCCGAGACAAAAGCATCGAGGACATCGACGTAGGGTTGTTTAGCCAGAACTCGGCCAACAACGCCGACATCATCAAGCTGATGACCAACGAAATACCTTGTAGCGAGTACCGTTACGCGCAGTCTGAGGTGGGACTTTGGTATCTGGATAAGGGCGTCACATTTACATGCCGAGTCAGTGTGCCACCAGACTCGCATCGTTTTGTTGGCCAAATCACCGTGGGTTGGGCAGAACAGCCGCAAGACCTTGCACAAGTAAAATTTATGCTGGAGATTGCCAGCGCAATGCTAACCAAAAGGAAAAATTGATATGGATTGGCTTAAACAAATCGCACCCACCATTGCCACGGCAATGGGCGGACCATTGGCTGGTATGGCTGTGTCGGCCATCTCAAAGGCCATTGGCGTGGATGAGGCAAAGGTGGGCGACCTCATCTCCAACAACAAGCTATCAGCCGAGCAGATCGCGCAGGTCAAGATCGCTGAGATTGAACTGCAAAAGCAGGCGCAAGAACTTGGCCTTAACTTTGAGAAGCTAGAAGTTGAGGACCGCAAGTCAGCCAGGGAGATGCAAGCCACCACCCGCAGCCTGATGCCCCCCATTCTTGCTGGCGCTGTAACCATCGGCTTCTTCGGCATCATGGTAATGATGTTTATCGGGCAAGTGGACAGCAACAACCCTGCTATCTTGATGATGCTGGGCAGCTTAGGCACGGCTTGGACCGGCATCATTGCATACTATTTTGGCTCGTCTGCCGGATCGCAAGCCAAGACTGATTTACTTTCAAAAGCAGGGCCAGTTAAATGAACATCACACCAAACTTCACACTTGACGAATTGACCGCCAGCGAGTCAGCCGAGCGCAACGGTTGGGACAACACGCCTACTGACGCTGAACTTGAAAACCTCAAGCGACTGGCCGACATGCTGGAGCAGGTCAAGGTGGTGCTGGGCGGCAAGCCCATTATGATCAACAGCGCTGTTCGGTCCAAGAAGGTCAACGATGCCGTGGGCAGCAAAGACACCAGCCAGCATCGGCTGGGGTGCGCGGCTGACCTGCGTGTGCCAGGTATGACCCCCGACGAGGTGGTGCGCAAGATTGTCGCCAGCGGCATCAGCTTTGATCAGGTCATCCGTGAGTTTGACCGTTGGACACACATCAGCGTGCCCAACAGCGTAGATACAGCCCCGCGCAAGCAGGCGCTGATCATTGACAAGGCTGGGGTTCGTCTGTTCGCTTGAGCAATTCGTACCGCACACGCTCCTCGGTTGAGAAGCGGTGCGTGTTAGCGCACTCGTACCGGCGCACCACCACTCCGTCAGTCTTGCGAGTGCGGGTATCTATGACCGAAGTCCACTTGGTGCAAATCGGGCACTTCATATCTCATGCTTGTTTTTAGTGGGCTTGATGTTCGGGTGAGCGCGGCTGTAGATGCCAAACTGCTTGTAGGCAATCAGCGCTTGCTCTTTCTGTTTGGTTGCTCGGCCAAGGTTTGCGATTGAGCCGGACATCTTGCCTAGCTTGCGCTGGTCTTCAACCAACGCAGATGAAATTTGAGATGTCGTCATTCCCGATTCGCCCTTGGCGCGGAACGTGTGGTCACGCATAAACATACTGTCGCGGGGGTTGCTTGCCCACAAGAACGGGGACAATGGGTGGCAGTTGCATTTCATGTGTTCTTCTCCTTGAGTTTGGCTTCGGTTCGATACACGCAATCGCGCAATAGTTCGTCAATAAAACCAAACTCTTGCTCAATTTCCTCATCCGTCAGCCCAACCCATGTGCGCTGTGCTGCGGGTGGGGTGGTGTAAAGGTGGCCTGTGTATTTTTCCGGAAGTGAGGATTTCACCAGAACGCCGTCAATTACTAACGCCACAGGCTCCTGCACAGGTGTTGCGGTCTTACCCTCATCAATGAGGGAAACATCCTGCACAGGCTCATAGTCCAACCCCAACCCTCTGGCGTTCTCTGCCTTTTTGTCAAGGGCAACTTGCTTGCGCTCATCAGCACGGACAAAAGCTTCAAAGGCTTTGAGGCATCCCATGCTGCCACTACAAGTGCAGTCTCTTATTCCAGCTTCACGGGCCATGTCTATTGTGTCTCTCATGACTGCGCCTCCGTAGCGTTATGCAGATAGGCCGTCAGGCGCTTGATCTGGGCCTCGCGGTACTTGCACATGGACTCGGCGTATTCACGCGCTGTCTGGGCCTCCAGCAGCCTGCGCTTGCAATCCTCTAACTCTTTCAGCGCCAGCACTTCGGCGCTCGGTGTTGCCCACATTTTCTTCAGTTCGTTGATCATTTTTGCTCCTTAATAAGTTGTCGATATGCTTGAATTGCCACTCGCAAATCATTGCGCAGCCTTTCAATTTCTTCTTGTTGCTCTAACATTTTGGCGTTTGCTTCTTTGGCAAACTTTGCCAGAGTGTGTTGTTCCCATGTTGTAAAGTCAGTCATGTCATGCCTCAAAATGGAATGTTGTCCCATGCCCAATGCTCACAATCAACAGGGCCATGCAACCATTCAGCAGGCGGTTGGGCATCAAACTTTTCGCATTTATTGCCAGATTTCAAATGCTCACAGCGCAGGCAAGTGACTTGAATAGATTCAATGTCCTTCAGTTGTTTCTTCAGGTGCATCTTGATGGCGTTCAGTTCTTGCAAATTCATATTCTTTGACCTCTGTGTACTTTCCATTTTTGCGGGTTGCGATGCGGGTTGGTTCGGTAAAGCCAACAAAACCTTGTTTTGCATGTACGCTTTTTATGGCTTCAATCAATTTCAAAGCAGCAGCTACAGTTTGAGGAACTTCAATCAATCCTGCTTTTGTATTGAGCAATTTAAACCACCATTGCTCTGCCTTTTGTCTAGCGTAACCAGTATGCTCAAAGCACACCCATTCATTGGCCACACACCGCAATCCATCGTAATAATCCACACGCATGGAATCGGGCTTGCCAGGCTTGCGATGCACCCGGTAATCAACTCTTGTGACATCGTGCCAAGTGCTAACAGCTTGCTGTTGCGCTGACAGCAGTGCTGCATAAGACAGCTTGGCGTCTATCGGCTTTGGTGCTTCTGGCTCTTTGATCGTGCCACCACAAACAGCACACACCAATGCTGCCGGTGCGTTGCGCTCACCACACTCTGGGCAGATGCAAAACGGCGCAGACTGGTCACCAGCGCGTTTGGTTTTGCTCTTGCCTTTGATGATGTCCACCGGCCCAAGGCGCTCCACGGTGTCAGTAAAGTCCAGCACCAAACAATCTTCTTTGCCCGGTGCAATGCGTGTGCCTCGGCCCATGCCTTGGACATACAACACTGGCGACTTGGTTGGCCTGCACCAAACAATGCAGTCAACGTCAGGCACATCAAAGCCCGTAGACAGCGCCAGCACAGTTACCAAGCAACGAATCTGGTTTTCCTTAAAGTCTCTGATCAGTTGCTCTCGTTCTTGCGCTGGTGTCTCTCCACAAACCACGGCGCTGACAATGCTTCGTTCGTTTAGCCTGTCTGACAGGCTTTCAGCGTTGGCCACACTTGGTGTAAAAGCAATCCATTTGCGTCGATGCTGGGCAAACACCGCGGCTTCTTGGGCCACTTGCAACAGATAGCCGTCCACCACATCAGACAATTCGCCAATTTTGTAATCACCATTAGATATGCCAACTTGGCTGGCATCAATTTTGGTCATCATATGCACCGGCGGTGGTACAAGTGGCGACAAAAACTGTTGGTCAAGCAACTCACGCATGGTGACGTTAGAAGCAATGCCAGTAAACAGCGGCTCGTCACCATCAGTCAACCAAACTTGGTTGCCCCTGAACGGCGTGGCGGTCATACCCACGGTGCGAAACTGGCAGATTTCTCCCAGCTTAGACAGGAACGTGCGGTACATGCCTGCATCAGACGCCTTGGTGCTAACCAGATGGGCCTCGTCAATGATCACCACCTTGATGTCACCCAACAGGTGCGCTGACTTGTGAATGCTACCAATCGTGGCCACAATCACATCGGCGTTGTGCTGCTTCTTGCCCAAACTGGCGCTGACAAAGCCAACATGAATGTTGTCCGGCAACAGCGATTGCAACTTGGCAGCGTTCTGCTCGGCCAGTTCTTTGCTAGGAACCAGCACCACAGTGCGTGGCCGGTACTGTGGCCATTGCTCCCACATCTGGCGCACGATCTCGGCGCAGATCACCGACTTGCCAGAGCCAGTAGGAAGCACCAGCAAAGGAATGTCGGCGTTGCCCTGGTGCTTGGTCCACCAGGCAAACAGATCGGCAACTGAGCGCGATTGATAGTCACGCAAAATCATACAAACTTCCCACCATGCTGCAATCGCAGGTCAAGTGCAAAGTCATCAACCAACACTGTCTTGTCGTTGCAGGCGTGAATCTCGGCGCTGCTAATATGCTTTGGGTTGGTTGCCGGTGTGCCATTGACAAACTGCTTGCCATCCATCTCGTACACCACAGCATCGCCTACCATATCCACCGGCTGGGCAAACTTGGCCAGCAAGATCGGGATGTATCGGTGCGAGTCGCAGCCAGTGCGCTGGGCATCAACGGGTATATCATTTTGATGCACCGCACAAGACCAACGTGCATCGCCATCCATCTCTGGCGTTGCGTGAGCGCATGACCGGCAAGTTGTCGCTGGCACATCAGTGCCGTGGCAAATGCTGTGGTAATCGCAAAACTTGCACTCATACCATGACGGGTCTTGGCTGATCCCCACCGGCGGCTCTGTTGCCGTGATCACCTTTACGGCTTTGTCAATGATGGCCAGCGCCTCATCTTTGTCAAACTCAAGGCGCTCAGTGTAGATGTCATCGTTGTCTTTGTTGACCACAATGTAAATGGCACGGGCGCAACCATTCTCACCATACAGGTCAATGCTCCACTTCATGTATATTTGCATCTGCGCGTAGTGTTCGGGCTTGGCCTTCTTTACTCCAGACTTTTGCATATCTGCAAACATCTTGGCAGATGCGGTCTTGATCTCCAGCACATGCGGCGACTTTGGCGCTTGCGGCAAACCAGTCACGATGCCATCGGCGTTGCCCTTAAAGTGGTGACCACTGGTTGGTTCTGTGAACGACCATTGCTTGCCAGTTGTTGGGTCCATGTCATACACCGTGCAACCAATCGCAGACAAGTCGGCGTAGATGCGCGGCTCTTGCAGGTGACCAGACTGAAACACCCGGTACAAGCGGCCAGAAAACTCGGCAGGTTTTGACCACCGAAAACTGTACCAGTGCTGACGCAAGCAGGGCTTGCCAATGGCACTAGCACCAAGGTAGGGGCGCTGTGGCTCGGAGCCATACTTTGCCTTGTAACTGGCAAAGATGGCATCGGCCACAGGGTCCACAACAGATTGTGGAAGTGTGGCCATGTTTTACTTCTTAGCCCAGGCGGGTGCGTTGGATTTAGCAACTGGTGCTTCTTCGGCCTGCGCCACAAAGGCTGGCGCTGCTTGTCGCACACCGGCTGCTGCTTCGTAACCTTTGATGTTGTTGCTGGCCTGGTACTGTCCTTGCGCCTCACGCACCACCACCTTGATGGTGACGGGCTTTAAGTGCAATGCGGCAGTGTCTTGCAGCTTAATCACATTGACAGCGTGGCAAAGTGCAGACAGTTGGGACTGTGCAATGCGCTGAGTTTCCTCATTCTCATGCTGAATGTTCAAATTGTCCCAGATGCGGCGACCTTTTTGGGGGCCGTCAATGATCTCAAAGGTCAGCTTCAGGCCAGTGCCTTTGCCGGACTTCAGGGGCTGAACATCAGACTCGGTAATGTGTGCCAAGTAAGTGCCAGCAGGCACTGGACCAGAAGATGTTTGTGGTGCAACTTGCGATGCGTCAAAGTTAAAGTGAGCCATTGTTTTCTTTCAAAGTTAAGGTTTTGAACTGTGGATCAAGACTGCGCTGCGGTCAGCGCCTCTTGAAATGCCGTCCAGTCAAGCGGCATATTGGACAGGCCAAAGCGGTTACCACCGCAATGAGCCGGATGAGGTTCAACGTGCAAGATGCGCTCACCAGTGGTGGTTGCCTTGGTTTCTTTGTTGCCAAAGCCAGCGTCAATCTTGTTTGTGAAAATGCGATACCCTGCGTAGCCAATGACATCAGCCCACTCTTGCACCAGCGCACCAGCGCGGTCATGGAGCTTTAGCACATGGCTGTCAAAGCCTTCGGTCAATGGGTCTTCAATGCGCTTGATCTTGTCGTGTGCAATCAAGATGATGCCCATGCCCTTGGCAGATCGCAGAACTTCTAGGCCAGACAGAAGGTTGCGCCATTCTTCAGCAGCGGCAACGTAGCCCTTACCGAAGCCTGGCGCTTCTATGTTCTTCCAATTATTCTGCTTGCACACATACTCTTGGATCATTGGTTCAAGCCAATCAAGCGAGTCAATGAACAGGGTCTGGAAGTCATGGTCTTGGTTAATCAGCGTGTCAATGGCTGCATAAACTTCGGGCAGGCTGGCAGCCAGTGGGAAAGCGTTAGCGTCCACAGCATCAGCGCCGTCTTCGGTTAGGATGCCAATGGCATTGGGAGCCATGGCAGCAAAGGTTGTCTTGCCAATCTTGCCTTGGCCTACCACAACAATCTTGGGTGAGCGTACACGTTTGGTTTTGGAGATGGATGAGAGATCGAATGCCATGTTAGTCTTTCAGTTCAATGGATGGTTTTGCGGGTTTGCTAGTGATGAACACGGCTGCCTTGTTGTAGGCAGCAGGGTCAATTTCGGACAATGAGCGAAGGAATGCCAGGTTAACTTCAGCTTTCCAGCGAAATGCGTTCTTGGCGTTGGTTGGCAAATCTTCGTAGTCAGCGGCCAGATGGTCAGTGTTGACTGTACGATTGAGTTTCCATGTGATAGTGAACTCCTCATCGTTGTGTGAGCCTTCGTTAGATTCGGGCTTGGCAAACTGGTCTGTGATCAGACCCTCAATGCGTAGGCGTTCGGCCTTGGCATCTGTTTCGGCTTGCTTGGCTTTGCGCAGCTGTGCTGCAAGTTCAGAGATCGTCATTTTTAAAATCCTCAAGTGCGGTGGTTGTAATGTGGTCTACAAGGGATTGAAGCAACAAGTGCCCAATGTCAATGTCAGTGCCTTTGATGTAGGCATTGACCAGTTCCATAGTTTCGGGGTAGTCAGGCTCATTAGGTAAGCCATCACTGTCAAGTGAGCCAAGTTCTTCGGGGATGTACTCCAAGTGGCAGACCAGATCGAC